TGATGAGGTAGCCGGTATTCGGCGGCGCGCCGATGGACAGGCCGCCGGCCTTGGTCGAGGCCGAAAGAATGACCTCGTGATCGCCGGCGGCGCGGCGCACCTCCATCTCGAACTCGATGCCGGTCAGGTCGAGTTGCGGTGGTTCCTCATCCGGTGGCGCGTCGCCGACCAGATATTTGACCGAATCAATCCAGTCCTCGTTGTTGCCGGTTTCAACCTCGAGAAGCGCGAGCGGCAGCGCCAGAATGTTAGTGGCCATCGGCTCGGTGCTCTTATGGTTGCGGCAGTTGCATTTCCTGCCAGTTGTCGACCAACTCCGACCACTGCCGCCCCTGGTCGATCCGGTATCTGATGGCCTGTTCCGGCAGATAGAGCACGGTCATGTTTGGCCCGTGCGCATCGTCCGGCACGCTCGACGTCTCGGCATAGGTCGCGCCGACACTCGGATTGGCGTTGCCGATGGTGGCGGAAAAAACAAACACCTTCATTGCGCTTTCCTTCCGTCAGAACTGCCGAATGAGCGAGCTAAAGTTGCCGACGACATTCGGCGCCGGGCTGGCCGTGCTGTAAACGTTGCCCGCGTTCACGCTGCCGGCAGAAATATCCGAGCTCTGCAGATCGAACAGCGCGTTGCCGGTGACGGTGTTCGTCGTCTTAAGCAGGAAGGTGCTGCCCTGCCACGCGAACACGCCGGTCCATGCGTTCATTTGACAGATGGTGTCGTTGTAGAGGTACAGCATCGCGCCGACCCCGGCTTGACAGCCATCCTGCGCGTTGCCGAATGAGCCGCTGTAGTACAGCGACATCCGACTGCCGCCGTAGCTCATGAAACCGACGCCATGGTTGCCGCTGGCAAAGCACCGGATGCAATCGAGGTTGCCCTGCGACACCGCAAAGGCATTCCACCCGCTGCCCCAAACCGCAACGCCATCGCAAAGCATGTTGCAGCCGTGCGCGGGTCCAATCGCGCCAAAGAACGCGCCGGCTGACGCATAAACGTTCTGCCCGGTCACCAAGACGTTCTTGATGGTGATGCGGCCGGGGCCGACGTGCCCGATTATCATTTCGCCGGCAATCGGGACCGCCGCATTATTGAATTGAATTTCGGTGCCATAGCGCGAGCGCAGCATGGCGATGTTGTTGGCCGAGTCCGACGCGCGCGCCCCCGATGAATTGCCAGTGCGAGCGAAATCGGTGGTCACCGGCAGCGCCGCCAGCATCGTGCCCTCGACGACAATGCGGTCGGCGTTCAAGTGATAGGTGATGAACGGGGTGTAGACACCGGACGCTAACTTGATCGTGACGACGGCGGTCGGCGTGATGCGCTTGCGACCGAGCGCGGCGAACAGGCTGTTGAGGTCGGTGGTGTTGGCGACGTTGATGGTGACGTTTTCGAGGATGATGGTGTTCGGCGTAGTCCACCAGCGCGTGCCGTCATAGCACAGCAAGCACACGTCGCCGGCGACGATATCGTTCGGCAATAGCGCCGCCGCACCGAGCGCATAGATGGGCTTATTGCCGAGCCCGTTCACGTTGATGTTGGTCGGGCCGTTGTTGGTGTTGGCCATCTTGACCATGATGATCGAGCCGGCATGAATCTCGGTGATGGCCGGGCTAAAATTCGCGGTGACCAGATTGCGCGTCACCGAACTGTCGACGGTGTAAGGGATGTTGATATAGAACGCGTCGCCGGGGCCGCCGCCGGCGCCGCCGAAGTTAATCATTTGAAAGTTCGTGCCGTCATAGACGAGTTCGACCAGCCCGCCCGCGGGCAGGTCGCCGGCCGCCGGCGCCGCGCCGGTCGGTTTCTTGATCGCGCGACTACCCGCGCCCGCGTCGATGGTCGCCGCCCCGGTATTGGTCGCATGCACCTTGACGCGCAGCGGCAAGCCGATGCTGTAGGCCGTCAGCGGCGGGTCGAGCGCCACCGAGAGCGCATTCACCGAGCCCGTATCCTCGACGTAGTTCATGCGCTGCGAGCGCACGCCCTTCGCGACTTGCTCGAGGTCGCCCTCGTCGGCTGGCATTTGGCTGTTCTCGATCACCGCGACGAGCTCGCGCATCGGGTGCTCGAACGCGGCCGCCGGCGGGATTGAACCCATGCGACCAATCGAAGGGTCGCCGTTGATATACGGCGCGTTCACGTCGTCGATGCCGTAGGGTTGAACGTATTTCATTGACGTGACTCCTTACGGCGTTCCTTGCATCGGCCCGCCCGTGGCCATCTCGGTGAAGTCTGGAACGATGACGGTGTGCGCTGGCTTCCAACGCTCGATGAGGCAAATGATTTCTTGTGGGATCATGAACTCGAGATGATGGTTGACGCCGGCTTGGCCGCTCGCCGCGCGAAACCACTGCAAGCCGATCTGTCCGACACTGATGGTCCACACGAACCGCTGTTCGGCCGGGCCGATATACCAACGGAACAGCTTGTCAGGTTCCGGCCGCGTGTCGCCGACGCGCGAAATGCCGGCCATGAACGGCGAGAATTCCTCGATCTCGATGCCGGTGAATCCGAGCCACGCTGCCAGGTCGATGAAATAATGACGCGACTGTCCGCCGAGCCAGGTCATCCACATGACGAGAATGCGTTGCCGTTGCGCCACCGTTTGCGGCGAGGCAAAGCAAGGATCCGGCAAGCCCCATGCGCGTTCCCACCAGTCCAACATTTCGATGGTCTTGCGTGGGTCGCTTTCGCGCTCGAGCAAGTCGCCGGCACGACCGTCGACATAGCCCCATATTTTCGCCAGTCCGCGGACGACCCGGTAAAGCACGGTATAGGTGCCGCGCGGCCACGCGATGCCTTGCGGCAGCAACCCGAGGAACGGAGTGACGTAGTCCTCGCCCGAGCGCCTGATGTAACGGTCGCGCCATGGCTCGTTGATTTGTCGCGCCATGATTACACCGAATAGACGATATCATTGAGCACGCCCATGTGCCCCTTGCTCGGCATGACGTCGTCGTCCCAGTCGAGCAAGTCGAACGAAACGACGCCGGCGGTGTTCATGACGGCTTGTGCCTTCCATGTGGCAAAGATCGTCTGGCCAGGCCCCGCAAAATCCCGAAACATCTTTTCCAAGCTCGCCTCGACCGCGGCGCGAGTCTCGATGGTGTCGGGGACGAGCGCGCCGATGTGCACGTCAACAAGTTGTTTGATCGGCGCCAGCACCCAAAAATCCTTCACTGCCACCGGGCGCACGGTGTCGATGTAGGCGGTCACCGCCTCGAGGTCGTTGGCGGTCGGCCAACCGTCATCGTCGGCGCGCAGGACGTCCATCAGCACGCGCACGGTGACCGTGCCGATGCCCATCTCGTTCGGTGCGCACCACGCGCGGGTGACGCCGGGAACGGCGAGCGCCCATCGCACATAATCGTGCGCGGCGCCGCCCTGCGGTGGTTGCCGAATGCGCTGCAGGACGCGCATGCGCAGGTCGTCGTCGTTCTCGGTTTCAGTGCCGCCGCCCAACCGCACGACGGTAGTCTCGGCCGAGACGTCCGCGGGCGGGGACACCAGCACCAGGCGGTCGCCTGGCTCGAGGTTGCCGATGATGCCGGGCTCGAGTGCGCGCACCGGCATTGCCACCGGCGCGCCACCCCCGGCGGTGACGGTTTCCTCGGCGCTTTCATATTGAATGCGCGCGGACCCGAGCCGCGTGCCGGCCGGCAACACGATGCCGCCGGCGTCGGCGACGAGCTCGACCTGCCCGGCGGCATAAGTCGCCATCTTGCGGCCGACCGTGCCATCGGCGTTGACGAGCCAGATGTCGCCATGACGGTCGAGCCATTCCGTTTCGGCCAGGTCCGGCATCAACTGCCGCGCCAGCCATTCGATGAACCGCAACACATGATGCGCGAGGCCGGCGTTAGCGTCGGCCATGACGCGCAAATTTCCGTTCGGCATGATCGACGCGCCATAGAGGCTCGCGGTCACGTCGTCGCGAACCATTTGCCTAACGGTTTTTAGCGCTGGCGTAGTCCACGGCATTTGCTAACTTCCTTGCAGGCAAGGCGCTTTTCAGGGCACGCCGGTGACGAACCGATCTTTCGACCCGACCGGGATTGGCTCGCCGGTGATTTCGTCCCACAGGTATTGATAAGACAGTTCGATCAGCCGTTTCGGCCCGCGATACATGACGATATTCACCTCGATCTTGTCGCGTCCGACGCGATAGGCGTTGACGTCGACGCGCGAACAGATCTTGCGGTCGATGAACGGTTGCAGCGCCGCGCGGTTGTAGGCCTTGGCGCGGACGACGGTCGCGCCCTCCCA